ACCTACACACACTCACGAACATGTTGTGGTTCACTTACTAAACGCCCCGACCTTGATCGAGTATTGGAGTTAATTGGAGAGGGTTCACTAAACCCTCGGCATTGCAGCCGCTTTGCCCCACCGACACGGCCCCAACCTAGGCCTTACGCGAACTGATCAGTGTAAAACTTCAAGAACTCAGGAATTTCTAAAACTCCTGTTAAAGAGTTAACTTTGCGTATTTTATTTTCTATATTTGTTACATCCTCTGGTGTAACCAAATACCTATCATGCAAATAACGTAAATACGCAAGTCTATCATCACGATCATGCCAAACTCTTTGTTCATCCACGTATCTATTATATTCTGTCATCTTACCTGGCTTACCTAATTGCACCATTTTCTCACCTAACACCTGCCAAATAGGAAGACCTTTGCCCCAAGCCAAAAGACACATACCTTTACTGTAACACAGCTCCCTCCTGGAATTCTCCAGTTTATCTCCAACAATGGATTTGGGTAACTTGGTTGTCCATGACAGAGTCTGAATCACTCTTGCTGGTATTCTTGTCATTCGATAACAACCATTGTCAGTAATAAAGAAATGATTTGATAAGAAACTCAATGTGTCTAAAGGCCCTGTTTTAGATACCTTAATTATCTGACCCAAGCCATGGGTTTGTGAATCCCCATTGCTTGAAAATATCTCGCTATGTGCCCGAGTATATTGTTCGCTAAATTTAACCGAATGGCGTTTAATTGAATCATCACCTTTACAACGCATGAAATACTCTGTTCGCGGTATTTTAGCAATAAAGTATAAATAATGGTTAAATGCAACGTTGAGAATTGAATTGTCAAAAGTTGTCCATCCTTGGCCAGATTGTCTATTACTTGCATAGTATATAAACATACCATGATCAACACTAATACGACAATCAATACTATTTAAGAAGACAAGCTCAATATCCTCAATGTTAATAGGATATTTTAAAGTGACATTCTTATGTCTCAACATTTTGATTTTGAACTCCATCATGAGTATCTGAATCCAACGTATCAGTGTCATGTCATAACCACTAAAATCTTCCTCATGAGATAATCGATCTGGGTTATCCGCCTCATCTTGATCAAAATCTTTGCATATATCTAACCAATTCTTTCTTCCGCAGTACTCTTTACAATGCTTGTGTGCTACCTCTTCCAACTTATTTATAAACGCGTTTGCCATGGCTTTGGCTTGATCTAAAGGACCACATATTTGCCGCTCTTTAACAGTATTTTCACATGTGTCCTTGTATATATGAGGCGTTTCTGTAAACTGTTGCTCAATCTTAGCAAATGCCTCATATGCCCATGGTTCTTCCTCGCGATTTTCATACGCATATCCTTTCCGTATTTTCTTTTGATATTCACCAGGATATTTTAGCAACCATTCATCAAAGTCTACTATCCATTCTTGTTCATCTAAATAGGATTCAAACTCAGGCTCAAAGACATTCTTGAACCAGCACGTAAAAAGTGCCTGAGTAGAAGGATTTGGTAAGACTTTGTTACTCATTGCTCTTAGTGAAGAGGCCACTGCAGTCCTTGGACAGTGATGTTTTACAGTGGAAGTACGCCATTCTGGGTGATGTATAACTGGAAATATTTGTCGTAAACCGATATGTTGCTCCTCCTTTGTACACGGAACTTTTGTTAAGTCACCCGCATAGTCACCTTTACCTTGATACTTTTGATGGATTCCGCGCATCTTATCCGGATCAAGGCGTTCTTCTATGACTACACAAGAAGACGTTAACATGTAGAAGGGGTCCGCACCCTTAGACGAGGGGTCGACTAAGACTCCCTCATCAGGCACCTATTGTGCCACTGACGTACAATATTGGAGGGCACGAGTCATACGAGAATATTGTTGAGCGTGTATGACTCTGGCTATTATAAAAGCTTCAGGTATCTCTAGCTTTTCATGAACATCTGTTTCATCTTCTAATTCTTTCTGCAGTGAAACGCTAGAGAATTCAATGGAGCCAACATTCTTCTTTGCTCCTAACTTATCATAAGCTTTAATTACTAGCCACAATGGTGCTTTATATCGATCACGATCACGTTCATATTTGAACCAAGACAACCAAGAGATGTCAAAAGGTGCTCTCCTTATCGAAAGATTGACATAAATTAGATCTTTAGTCTTAGAACACCATATTCGCTCATTTTCCAGATAGAAGTTCCTCGTTAAATTATACCACGTGCAGATATTCTTGTAATTATCTTCAATACGACGTTTATAATTAACTTCTAGTTCGCCTTTCAATTGCTTTGTTCTATGTGAGTATTCTCTTATCCTCAATTGCACTTCACGCTCTGCTTTCGCATTAGGTTTTGCCGCGAAGTTAAAATCGAGATCATCAGAGGTATCATCATCTTTTCCAAGATCAATCGTAGATATTTCTAATATAGGTTTAAATGGTTTATCTACCTTCTTTTCCTCTTTGACCTCTTCTTTGCGAACTTCTTGGGGATACGGATTTTGAGCAGGTTTATAGCACGACATGTCTACTAAAGCGAAATCCATTATCTCTGATCGTGAGGGTGCAAAAATATCTTGCATTACATCAATTCCCTCAACACCGGAACTTTCGCCATACTTCAACAGTTCATTGTCGTCTATTGCAACCACACTACACAAGCGGTAAGGAACATCCCCATTCCAAAACTCTTCTAGAACCTCAAAAACGACCCATAACACAGTATCCAACGAGTTAACCCGAACTTTATACTGCCAAGAAATTTTGTCACTAGTTGAGAGATATCGATGTCGATAAGGGGCCAAGTTGCCCTTAACTGTTGAAATTACTTCAACACCAGATATTCTATAGTGACTTTCTTGATCACAGCAGGTTCCAACAAATCCGTGCTTTCTAAAAGCGGCGTCGTAATCATTAAAAGCTACGTAACCGATGCCTTCGGACATGAATGAGTCAATTGCAATCTCTTCCATTACTCCTGGGTAATATATACTGTCAACTGACTTGGTTATTCTCGCAAAGTCTGCACAATCACACTTAACCCCTTGTTTGATTCGTAAATTCCTATTATTTTCACCTGCAACATGTTGGCATGTATATGGAACTTCTACAGAACGATTGTGTTTTCGATCTCGCAAAACATCACGTCCTGTCATTATGGGTGCCATGGATATAACTCTATCACTCCATGGTGTTCCATCATCCATATACCTGTGTGCTGTTCGTACTACACTTGCACCAATATCCTTAACGTGTATATCGTTATTTTCATATTTGTACATAATGTAGTCATCAAAGAGGGCTCGAACTGTAGCACCTACAGGATGTGGATGGTCCTTATACCCTTTGAGACGTAACTTAGGCCTTTCTTCTGTATGTCCTCGTAGTAATAGCCTAAAGTGTGCCTCAATTGCCTTGGTTCCATCTGGTCCAAAATTATAGGGGGATTCGAAGTATGTAACACAACCTTTGTTAACTGATAAGTGTGGTCGTTTATCTTCATTTCGCTGATGGTTGTCTCGGCCCGGTGGTGCTGGATTATTTCCTGGAGGGTTTGGTCGAATATCACCCACGGGTCGGTCATTTGGTTGTTGGTTTGGTTTTGCATTGTATTGTCTCATAAAATTTGGTTTTGTT